TGCGGGTTCTCTGAACTTTGCAGTATACTTATTTATTAGTGCTCGCAGGGCTCTTCCAAAATCCCTGTGGACATTTCAACTATTATTGATGAAAGAAAAAACTATTACACATACGAAAAATAAAACGAAATGAGCGAATATCCCCTGAGCCGGGGCACCCCGGACCTCGGCTCCCTCGATATTAGCAAATACCCATACCATGCACACGAACCTGTGCAGGAGCGGCTGAACGAACTGGTCGCAGAAAATTTAGATGACAAGATCAGAGGCAGAACGTTGGATGTGCCTTTTTATGTCGATTTTGATCAAACTAAGGCTTTTGACAAACTCACGAGTTACATAATCAAGAGCAAGAAAAATCCAGATGGTACATTACCACCCATCAACACACACTGGAAATTAGCTGGGCTACACAGAATTGCCGAGCATGAAATAGGCCACCTCCGTGATAAAGAGGGGTACTATGAAGTGGGCGGAATGCCTGACGGCACACATCATACTGATAACCGCATCGACGCCCACGATGAAAGCCGTTGGCGCCAGAAACACAGAATTATTGGTGCAGACGAGCTCACGCGCATATTCAACGGTACTCATGCTAAAGGAGCAGAACGTTGCGCGCTCCCATGTGATGACGCTCTAGCCATGTTTAGCACACATGATATGACATACCGACAGATTTACCAAATATTTAGAATTAAAGGTCTGCAAACCATGACGTGCGCCATGTTACTCCCTATCAAGTATTACAATTCAAAGATGTCTTTCACTGACGTCGAATTTGGGATCCACTGGCGCCATGAGGGAGATGATCTAGTTATGTGCATGCCTGATAGCGCGAATATTTACAGGCACAAAAGATCAACCATAGAGCAATGGTTGACTCAAGTAGCGTACAACGCCAAAGACTTCAATCTTACATTCGAAGTAATGAGAAATTATGGACCTCTGTGTTTCATTAAGGTTTGCAGAGTGTATCACGGCGGAGTGATAGGCCGCACCCTGCGACAACCCAGGAATTTAGTCAAAGTGCCGGATTTCACCTCCGTGTTACCTATAATTAAGAAGCTAACCTCCACCTATTGGTACGAGATTTATACACCAGACAAATTCTATGAAATATTTAAAGATATCAAGACATATGATATACCGCCCAGTATGGTCGAGAAGTCGGCTGCTTGGTTATTCAACAGAGATCACAAATCCGTGACATTAAACCATACAGGGTCATATCTATCTGGCCTTCAGTATCAAGTCACCGTCCGGGAATGGTGCATACAGGAGGGCTTTCAATTGCCTCCCGAAGAACACGAAGGCTTGGCCAATGCCTTGCTGATCAGAGCTATGATTGTAAGGTGGAGGAGTAGTCAGATGATCAGCTATTTAATTCAGGACATACAGAAGCACGAGAAGGATGACTTTTGGACTCATATATCCAAGATCTTTAATTCAATATCCTCACCGTGGACCAAGTCAGGCTGGCGAAAACTTGCCAACAAAGGTAAAGAACAAGAAATCCTCAATATGAGTGATGCCCATTATTTCCTGTATTGCATACTCAAATTACATGGCGAGCAAGCCAAGGTTGAGAATGTAGTTTTACACGGAAAACAGACGGCCTACCTTAACTACCTGATGCATGAACGTGTAGCTACTTTCAACCCTGACAACGCGGGATATTGCTACCACGAGTGCGTTAAATTTGAGCATGGAACATGGCCCAATTTGCCCCCAAATCCAACTGGCGGTCAGATTCTTGACTATGAGGCTAGAGAGGGTCTTAGCAACAATATAGAGGTCAAGGATGGCCATGCCACTGTTGAGTTCAAGACTACAGATGTATGCGAGCACATGGTGCGCTTCGAGCCTAAGCTGAAGAAAACGCGACCATGCGATACCCCGCTTGTTGAAGACTTTAAAGAGAACTTGAGGGGGTACTACTACGATGATGGAGAGAACAGAAACCTTATCAAAACTGAAAGTCTCCGCCGTTTGTTCGCGGATAAAAAGTATTGGACCAATGCTTGCGCAGGTCCAGGGAATGATAGTACTCTTTTCCCTTTCTACGCTGAACATTGGTACAGGGCTGACGGCCTCGGCATACTTCGTGCTACTACACTACACAAATCCAACGTTGTCTTTTACAACAAAAATGTCAATTGCATAGATTGCCTCAAAACAGCCAGAGGCCTTTTGTACTGCGATTTCGGTGTGGAAGCAGAAGAAGCCCCGGAAAGGGTCACCTATGCTCTTAAACAGATTAGAAAGTCCGGCAAGCAGTTTATCTTCAAAATACAAGACTTCTACAAGACTGTCAACGCTTCGGAAGACCTTGATACCATGATAAGTGATCTCGCCATCATTAAAGTTACGGGTGCATCACCGTGGGAACGCTTCGTTACTAATATGATCAAAGAGGATGTTCACGTTACCCTTTTCAAGAAGGAAATAAGAAGGGTTTGGAGGCCCTTTAAAAACAGTCCTGAGTGGTCAGACAGAAGTTATATAGAGACGCAGAAGCTCGTAGTTAAACGTTGCATGATATCTTATGGCAGGAAATTCATAATGACCAGAGATAATATTATCATCTCACATGAAGACTTCAGAGAGAGCCCACCCCCGTACAAAGTGGAGGAGTATCAATCTTCACACATTGAAGTCAGTGACAATGCAGCATGCAAAGCCGCTCCTAGTGAGGACGCAGCACCCAAAGAGGGCATCAAGAAGAAAGACGAAGAGATGGATCTTATTGAATTTCCAACGGAAGTTGATAATGATGGCATAGCCGAGACAACGCAACTCGACAATGAGCAGGATGGTCTTCCGATGAGCGTAGTTGAATCCCCCGTCTACCTGAAAGACTGGGCTGAAGCAGACGATTATGAATGTGAGAGAGAAATCATGCATGAGCTCTTAGCTAAGGACATATGGAAAGAAAAGAAGCTTAGACTTAAACGCAAGCTCAAATGCACCCTGATATGGATAGCGAGTGCAATGAAGCGTCTGAAACCCACGCGACAACAAGTGGAGGGATGTAACATCTGCTTGTGTGAAATCGGCGAATGCAGACATCCTTACAGATTTCCATCCGCGATGGCTGGTAAGATCATTTCATTTGACCAGCTGCCGGAACATAAATATTATTACGGCCATTGGCATAAGAATGTTTACGTACCTAAATTGCTCAGAGAGGTGACTCCCTCTAAACACACTTACCAATGTACAAGCGCCGACGCGCAGGTGGAAATGGCGCGACTCAAAGCCGATTTAAAGCAGCCTAGGGACTCAAAATATTACAAATCGCACGAGAGGGCCATAGCGATGCTAGATCACACAGTCCTCAAAGAACAATTGGAATTTGAAGCAGTATTAGGCAACCCTGGGGCTGGTAAAAGCTCATGGCTCAGGAAGCAAATAATAAAGGACCGGTACTTTGTTGACGCTATTGTCACGCCCACCAAGCACTTGGCGGATGAATATAATGACAAATTGAAAGCTGAAGTTTTAGGAGATCCAACTATAAAAAAGATGCTTGTGGACGGTGGCAAATTACCACAAGCAATGACGTTCGCGAGGGCAATCGCCACAATCACGGAAGATATGGTCATTGCTATAGATGAGGCTTTTGCTCTCGATCCGAGGGTCCTTTGGTTTCTTCTTAGTCGACCAAAGAAAGCTATTATACTCGGCGATGACCGCCAACAGCACTTCGATCTCGGTAATCTCAGATTACCTACAGCTGTCCCAGGCATAGCCAACTATGTGACAGATGCTTCTAGGTTAGAAACCAGTTTCACGGTGCCTTTAGATGTCACAGCCTACTGTCGTAGTTATTTTAATTATTGCTTTAGAACTTTAAGCAAAGTAACGAAATCTGTAGATGTGCGTTTTAGCCCAGCTATGAAAGAGACGCCAGATCTTACCATGACTTACTCTACACAAAGCAGCGAAAGGCGCAAATGCCACACTATCGCGAGTATCCAGGGTTCTAGGCCAAAAAGAAGTAGACTTTTTATCACTCGCGCGTGCCATAGACTGGCCCTTTTGGTCCCTGCACAACACTATGTCGCGTTAACGCGGCATACACACGCGATGGAAGTGATTGTTGAAGCTGAGAGCTCCATGCAGATTTTCCCAGCGAAGAAAACCATTAAAATGGATCTCAATGAGAAAGTGGGGTCCAGAAACAGGTACCCTACTATTTATGGCCCTAGTTCTAATGTTGACACAATCATAGAAGAGGGCGATTTCAACTTCCAGAAAGGCGAGCCGAGCCAGGACTATGACTACTTTCCCAACACAATTAGTCATGGAATTGCCAGCGCGCCACTCACTTTTTCAATCAACCAATCGATACACAGCAACATCCACGGGCTCGATTATGAGATGGTCGGTGACAATCTTCAAGACACTCTGCTGCCTTACGATCCAGTCGAGGATACAATCGGCAATTGGGGCGTGGACAATGATAGCGTGCAGTACACTGAGGAAATCTTAAGTCAAATAGCTCCGGCAATGACTGCGATCGCTGATCATAAGAGAGAGACAGGTTACACCCACTTTGGTGCTCCCAACAAGTATCAGAAACTCCATCTTAAAACCAATCAGCGCCCCCTTATACATCCTTATGCCAAGCCAGGGGTTCATGCTTTGAGTATGGGCCGGACCAGAGGTAGACAGCAGACTAGTAACGACCTCGACCATTGCATAATGGCCGTTCTTAGTAGACAAACTCACCTGAAGAAGAGGATGTCGAGGAAGGATGTTTATAAGCTGGCTATGGAACTTTGGATCGGTCTGAACAAATTTGTGGATTTAGAGAAGCTTGCTTCCATGAAATTGACACAGGAGGAGTTAACACAGTTTTTAATGCGGTTGCTTGAGAATATTAACAAGAAGAAAGATCCGCAAAGGCAAGATGAGGGATTGTACGGTGAGAGCTCCAGGAGTACTAACAAAATCCTCCTCTTCAATAAGAGACAGCACAAGAATGACCCCAAACCTGACGGAGCTTTCAGAGGTGATGAAAAAGTCGTCAACTCAGAATTGGAGATGGTTCCCAAATGTGGTCAAATCATCTCGGCTCAACCCAAAACGCTCAACCATATCGCCGCGCCTTATACGATGGCGCTTGAAAATAGGTTGAAGGCATGCTTGCGCAAAGGAGTACTCTTGCCCAATGGGGAGGATCCTAAAGTCTTCAAGAAAGAAGTTAATGCTAGATTGAAGATGAAAGGTGATTTTCAAAACGTTGCCTGCGATATATCTGAGCAAGACACCACAAAGACTGAGGCGACGCATCTTGTCTTTAGGTGGCTTTTCGAAGCCATAGGAGTGCCAAGCCACACTTACGACATTGTTCAACAAGCCTGCATCCGGTGGACTGGATTCGGTCTGGACTTTAGCATAAACAACGTTGAAACCTTCCAAAGTGGCATCAATTGGACTTACTTGAATAACACCGTTGATTCAATGGCTAGAATTGGTGCGTCTTTCGAGATAGAAGGACTCAGGTTGGCAATGTTTAAAGGTGATGATGCTTATGTCTCTGCGCGTAAGGTGGACTATGTCAACAAGCGCAAAGAACTGAAAGTTGAGAGAGGCACAAATCTACCTTTCGTGGGTTTCATAGTTACGGAGACGGGCCTTGGTTTGGATTTGCCCAGACTGTGCAGCAAAGTTTTGAACAAGACTTACAGTGATGACAAGGATGTGCAGGAGTATATTGTGGCTGTCAAAGATTGGATAAATCATATTTCATGCAGAGATGAGATCGCTGCTTCCTGTGCCGCAGTGCAGCAGTATTACGGTTGCACACAGATGCAGAGCGAAGCACTCTGGTCTTTCCTGTACAATTACTCCAAAGGGAAAGTCATCACAAGCTTGCGGCAGCGTACAGCTAATGTCACATTCTCACAGTTGTATAAGGTGGTTCTTAAAAGGACCACGAAAAGCAAAAACAATCAAGATAAGTTATAAAACTTTCGAATTGCGGAGAAATATCCAAAATGCAAGCCAATAAAGACGAAACTTTAGCTAACGTCGGAACAACACCTACTTCCGGCCAAGTTAGCAAAACCACGACCTTCTCCACCGGCGGGCCTAATTTTAACCTGCCAGGTGAAACTTACAAGCACGTGATTTCTTACGAGGTCGCAAACATGAACCTAAATTCGCAGACCACGGCAGGAACACCAATCCTCGAGCTGCAGCTAGATGCCAGTATTTCAGAAGAGCTGGCCAACTACCAGTATTGGACCATCGATGATTTAAAGCTGGACGTGCAATGCACAAGCCCTCTAGGCACTTCGAGCGGTGCAGTCTTGATGTCTTACATGAGCGATCCCATAAATGCAGATTGCCCAACTAATCCCACTCTAGCCAAAAAGAAATTTGGGCAGACAATGCCCCGAATCCTGATTAGACCTAGAGACAATAAATCCATAGACATCGATATTCACCAAAGCCCCATGTTTGGCAATTGGCGTTTTGTTAAAAGAGGAAACTCAGATGACTCCGCTGCAGTAAGACAAAGCAGTTTCGGAACCATCGTAGCTTTGGTAAACACATCACCGGCTGCTGCCGATGGTGCGAATTTTACTGCTTGGATTCATGGCACGATAACAGCTAAAGGAAGAACTCTCGTCACTCAAGATGCCGTGGCGAGGAAGATCAGCTGCCTCATAAGCGGTATCAAGAAGAGTGATCTCGTGCAAGACGAGTTAGGATGGGCCATGGCATTGCAGTTGCAAACGTTCACCACGGATTTCGACAGATTTGACCCTGTGGCTCAAGCCATGCTTAAGGACTCGGTTTGGCCTGTAGTCACCGCGGGCGCATCTTTCATATTGGAGATCACGCTAGTCGATGGTGATGACACCCAGACAGTTACGCTTGAAACACCCACCATGTACCTAAGTGCGGTGAATGGAGCCACAAAGACTCTTTATATACCGTTTCCAAGCCACGAGGAAGTTTATCTCCTCAATCCCAAGGTCCAAACTATTACCACCTTAGAGAATCAGCCGATAGCCGTATATCTAAAACAGAACGTTACCTCTGACAGTGCGAGGAATCTTGCTCCTGCTCGCAGGCGTAGATTCGTTAGAAATTAATTCCACTGCGCACTTTTCTCACAAACAAAAATATTCAACTTAAGATGCATAATGCTATACATTATATTTCTCATTCCTTGCGTATTAGGGCTAACTGAAGTCCAATTAGCACGTAACCAATTTGAAGTGCTTTCTGAAAATTCCATCAACTCAACGATCTTCGAACAGATCGGCTTAAACGTTTGGCACTCGCTGGAGGAGATACGTGAAATTAGAGAGGAAGTCGAGGGCATATACCCCGTTTTACAAGCAACTCTTGAACGCATATCTTATATCGACGCAAATTCTGCTGCCATAAGAGCTTTCTCTCAAGACCTTAACCGTACCACAATTCATTCTGATCGTACCCTATTTTTGATTCTGGAAAATTTAATTAATTCCACTCGTACTCAACTGATTTCTTCCATTAGATTCCAGGAAGAACTTTGATTTAACCTTATTTATAATTATTAGTAAACATGATTCTGCTATTATTGATATTTATTGTACCATATGCGATTAGTCTAACAGAGGTCATATTGACCCGTAATCAATTTAATGATTTTGTAGCTGAAATGGAGAAGATTTCTATGGACATTAACTTTGAAGACGCCAACGTAACATTAGATCTAACGGCGTTAGAAATTATGGTTGAACAGCAAAATGTGAAATTAGCCAGCATGATTATTCAGCTTGGTGACATTCATACAGCCACACAAAGCCTCTATCAACCACTGGTAGACATAAGTCAGGCACTCAACTCCCAAACCCAAAAGCTGGAAGAGCAGTACAATAACTGGTACGATAGCTTTGAAAAAATTATGACACCAATAAACCAGTTCCTTGCCAGCATTCACAATGCAATTGGAATAATCAAGGACACAGTTGATGCCATCCAATCTATATTTGAAGCTTTCCAAGGAACACAAGATGAAGCAATTTCTTCTCTCGAGACCAACGTGCAAGTGATAGCCTCAAATTTTGAGATAGGCATGAAAGCGATTATCACCGAATCATTAGAAGGCTCTTCAATGACTTTCACCGCTGTAGAGTGCGCCGCATGGGAAGGAGACGCGTGTGAGTCAGCTTTCGGTGAAGGACCAATAGCTTGTGAAGGTATGGAGGCGGAGGTTTGCCTTATGGAAGGCCTCATTGTTGAACCAGTCTTAACAACACATAAAAATGTCGAAAGGTCCGAACTGTAAGTAATACAAAAAAATTCAACATAAGATTTAGTTTATCTTTTCATTAAGCAAAATGAGAGTTTGCGTGGCATTCAAATTTTGCGATCCAGGAAATGATTATTCTAAAATCACCATCACCATATGTGTTAAACCTGCTAGGTTTGCTTCTTTTTCACCGACGCTTGAGGGCGATTCACAATTATTCAAGCTAGGGGGCATGGCAGTCACCTGGTATTCAAACAGCATTGACAATAAAAACATCCCAGCAATTTACACATTCAAGAAATCTATCTATTTAAAAGACTTGAAGTCTGAAAACTTGCTCAACTTTACTAGAGCTCAAATCAAATCTGTCGTCAAGAACACCTTGCTTCAAGATCCCACTATGTCCACTGACAGATTAGAAACAGATACACAAGACATACACGACTTCTTCGAAGAAGTGTATGCATGCGAAGATTACAAAGATCTTCAAAGAGCGATCTTTCTTTTATCATCA